TGTATATTACTACATCGAGCGATGGTACGACTTATACGTCGGGTGTGACGAATGGAGGTACATCGTCAGTCACGTTCGCGGTCCCCTTAAACGCGCCAAGTACACTTTATTATAAGTGTGGGAACCATAACGGTATGGGTGGAACCATAAACATACTCGGACCAACGGCAAGTCCATTAGCCGTGACGGTTGCGGGTGGTAAATTTGTTATCGGGGGTGTTTCACAAGCAACACTCCAACTCGTACGCGGAGAAACGTACGTGTTTAACCAAGAAAACTCATCGAATGGTACCCACCCTTTACGGTTATCTACGACGAGTAATGGAACCCACGTTAGTGGTGGTTCCGGATTCTATATTGGTGGAACACAGAGACCGACTCTTTCGATGGTACGTGGAAACACGTATACGTTCGACCAAACGAACGCGTCGAATGGTTCACACGTTCTCCAAATCGCAACCGCGAGTGATGGGACGCAATATACGAGTGGGTACACGACCGGGACGTTCGTGGTCCCCTTGAGCGCTCCAAGTACACTATACTATAAATCGAGTACGACCGCGGGTATGGGTGGTTTGATTAACGTGACGGGATCGAGTACGAGTGCATTTATTGTAACGGCGGGTGGTGGTAAATTTAGTATAGGTGGTGATGAACAAGCTTCACTTTCCGTGATTCGAGGTTTGACGTATACGTTCAATCAAATTAGCGGACACGTCCTTTCGTTATCGTCTACGAGTGATGGAACGAGGAATACGGGTGTAAATAAATATTACATAAGCGGGGTAGAAACGCCTACACTCACGTTTATACGCGGGAGTACGTATACGTTTACACAAGCAACGTCTACAAATACGGGACACCCTATACGTTTATCGGAAACGAGTAATGGGACACATGCGAGTGGGTCTCAATACACGAGTGGGTGGACGACGACAGGAACACCGGGAAGTAGTGGCGCATCGAGTCAGTTTATTGTTCCCGCGAATGCACCAAGTACACTTTACTATTATTGTCAACACCATTCCGGTATGGGTGGTGCGTCATCTATAAACGTGGCGGATTCGAATAGTGGTATCATACTTACGTATGGTACACACGCACTGGTCGCAAACTCGACGGTTTCGGGTGAATATACTATAGCGACAACCTTCGACGGGACGACGAGTAATTTATACGTGAACGGTGATTTAATATCACAAACAACCCCGACGATCGCGTCGGGTGCGAAGATGTTAAAAATTGGCGAAGACTATAACGGTTTGATTAAGAACCTTAAGTTTTGGAACTATGCGAAACGGTTTTTTCTTACTGGAATTTTAGAATCGTATTCTAGTTTTTATACAAATTTGACGGGTGCGTATTCAGTTAGATTATTATTTTCGAATTATACGGGAGATCATGTGAGAATAAAGAGATCGAGTGATAACGCAGAAATTGACGTAAAATTTGATAAAGTCGGTGTTGTTATATCTCCAACTGACTGGATAAGTTGGTCGGGAACTGATACATTATACGTGATGAAATGGTACGACCAGAGTGGTAATAATAAGTTTGGTACGGCGTCTGGTAACCCTACATATGATAAAACGAATAAACGTGTTGTATTCGATACTGACGATTATTTTACTTTACCGAATGGTGTTGCTCCTACGGGTGATAGTGCATATTCGATTATTGCTTATCACAATACTCTTGGTAATAATACTAGTGGTATATTTGGTTCCGGTAATTTTAGTACTAATGATAAAACACTTGCTTTAAGAAGAAATACTTCTGGTTATACCAATTATTGGTGGGGTGACGATTTAGATGCTGGTACATATGGAGCTAATACAGTTGTATCCGCGACATATCGTGCATCTGGTACTACACGTAGTATATATACAAATGGTACAGCTGATAGTACTACTACAACTACGACTAGAAATGGTGTTGCAGGTAATGAGACAATTGGAGTAACTAATACCAATGAATATTTGAACGGTGAATTGTATGAACTTTTGGTATTTGATACCGGATTATCAGCAAGTACTATATCTGGCATTTCATCTATTTTGAAAACGTATTAATCCCAAACTCTCTGCATACTCGATTGTATAGCCCACGGGTACCGTATGGTACCGTACCCTATAATGTTATACGAATCAATACCGATACGGTTACATTTGGTACACACGTCAAAACTATCGTCTATGATCGAGTCGAGGGCAAGACTTCGACAGATTTCGTGTTTCTCAATTTCGTGATCCGTATAACTGTTGGTCATGATAAGATCATCGAATGTATTTGGAAACCAGTATTCGAGCCATTTTTCGGTTTGTTCACGCGCGTAACTTTGGCGACCCGTGACGATATACATAGTATCGGCGTGTTTGCGTAAATACCCCATTTGTTTACATACACCTGGGATCGGTTTAAGTTTCGCAAACGCCTCAGATTCGTAAAAATCATGGACCATGTTACGCGATTGGGGTTCGGTAATATTAAACATATCTCTATAGACGTAGGGGTACTTTTGGGTGGTCGGCATTTTATATCCACGGAACTTTGCCATAGGTTTAACGAACGAGACGAGAACTTCGTCGATATCAATAGCAACTCTTTTCATTTGTGTAATATAATATATTTATTCATAATCTCTAAATACTATCCCGATGGGAAACCTTGGAATACCAAGTTCCGTCAAGTTTTGGAACTTTACGGTTAACATTTTTCCAAAATACTTCTCTTTATTTGAGTAAAAATACTCTCTTTGTTCGATCGTACCTTCGGGTCGAGCACAGAATGTACTTCCATTTTCTGTTTTACAGACCCATACGACGGCATTCGCGTCGCGACCGTGTCCTGTCTTTGCGCCGACGACTTCATACTCTTCCGTCATGAAATCCTTAAACTTTAACAGGTAATTACTTCGTTTCCCGTTTTCGTATACACTCGAAGGTTCGCGAACCATCGTACCTTCGTAGCCTTGTGAAACAAAGTTCTCATGGAACTGTTTCAAACACGTTTTCTTACGAACAAGCTTCGTTTCGACCGTGACGTACTTTTTGCGTTCCTCGAACGGTAATTCGGGACGATTTATGTCAAAATAATCAAAAACGTAAAACTCGAGTTGTTTCGGGTCCGTTTTAAACAAACTTGTAATTTCCTCAAACGTTTTGTTTGGATCGTAACACTCACCGTCGAGGTATTCACCGTCTTTGAGACCTTTACCGAGATACTCGGTTCCCGGAACGAGTTTTCCCGTACGTGAAATTCCACCTTTATTTGAGACGAGTAATCGAACTCCGTCAAGTTTCGGCTGAACGTAGAACGGTTCCGAGATGTACCTTTTACGATCATCCCATTTGTTTGCCAACATAGGCATAACGTCCGGTACCTGTAAATTCTTCCAAATAGTTTTTGCTCGTTTCAGGGCACTCTCGTACCCGAGCGGAACGTGTGTTGTTGAGATAGATTCTTTACCATCAACAACACCGGTTGCTTTAATAATATTGGCGGTACCGTCTTTCAGTTTTTGAACTCTAATTGACGTGTACCTTTGATTGCCGTTTTTATCCGTTTTAAAAATTGTTTCCATTATATTAGATGAGTAGTGTTCTACCAGTTGTAGATTATAAAAGAATGGAACGACTTAGGCCTCCAGAAAACACGGTTATTCCTTTAAATGCAAATACTCTATGTATATTTCTTATAATAGCGACCATTATCGGTTTATATAAGAGACATGTAGACCTGAAAACCCCCCGGACCCGAAGGTCTAATCAATCGAATGAACGACATTATATTTGATACACTCTTGTGGATCTAAATACATATCACGTTTCATAATTTTCTTAAACTGTTTTTGAGGTATAGTTGTTTTTTCCTTATACGTTTTTGTAACCATATCCATGAGTTTATCACACGATTTCATTTCATCCTTGAGTTCTTCATATTTCCCCCAGAACCCGTTCGTGGATATTTGGTGTATCAAAACGTGTGCATTTTTACCTATACGACGTTCATGACCACCCAAAAGGAGAAACGTAGCAGCGGAACAACATACACCTTGTGCTATAGTAACGACTTTAACACGTGATTTTTCGATAATGTTCATGGCACTTATTCCAGCGAACAAATCGCCACCTTCACTACATACGTGAAGGTACATAATAGGTTCATACCCTATGAGTTCTGCCTTCTTTTTAAGAAGATCAATTTCAAGTTTCTTAAAATCTTCGATGAACTCGAGAATATCTACATCGGTAATTTCCCCATAATAGAAAATTTCGTTACCAACGACTCGAGACACTTTATATTCTTCCTCTTCTGAAGCTGGGGTAGTCGTATTCATTTAGTTAATGTAGACCATTTTCTTTAATCATTTTTTTGATTTTAGTAACCTCTCGTTGTTTTAGTTTGTTCTGTAAACCAAGATGGTTCATAACATCAAAATCCTGTGGTGTCAGATTATACTCTTTAAACTTCGAGACGTCACCTTTTTGTGCATACTCACGTAAAAGCATGAATTCATGGTGGTTCATTTTTGTATGGGAACGACACTGTATACTTCGAATCTTCTGTTCACGCATTTTCTGGTTCCCGTATTTTGTCCACGCACTCCCCGGACGTATTGTATCGGGTTCAATTAATGTGTTACCCGTATATATTTTTGGTATTTTCATGGCGTATAAAACAAAATAAGGCATGAAATCCCATTCACCTTTATACAGTTCTGTATCGAACGTATCTGCATTTATTAATGCATTCATGATTTTGTCGGGGTGTTCCGGGTTGGCCCCAAGATAATTTTCGTGTACGGCTCCCCAAATATGTCCATGTTCATGTATAGTTTCTTCTATATCTACTGTACCTGGTTTACAAAAGAAATCTTCGATAATGTCTTTTGAAGATTTAAAAATATCTTTGTCGTCGCTATATTCAAGGTAATTGAAATAGTTTCCTATATTTCCTTTACACTTTTCAGATGCTATCTTTGAACGCGGGTGATTTTTATTTAACCATTGAATAGTTTCAGGTTTACGTTTCGGTAGGAATACAAGTTTAAAATTCGGTAACATGTGTACATTTTTAGATGTCACGAGTAATGGTTTTTTTGTAACACGACCACCTTCGCATATGGTTTCCACTATACTTTTATATGCAGTATCGGATTCGTAATCGTCTATATATGCATACATATTTGAATTTTTTATCGTACCCAGGAATATATCTTTTTTACGTAACACTTCATCATATATTTCTATACTATTTGTCTCATCTAGAATTTTATTAATAGCGAATGTTTTTCCGACACCAGCCGCACCACATAAAAACACATTCTTACCATTTTCTAATAGAGACGTAATTTCTTTTATTTCGCGGTCATGGAGCGAAATACGATCAACCTTTTTTTGTTTATGTATTGTAACAAAGGCATTCATGTCAAATGATACTGAAGATGCAGATCTCGCTACTCAGGCGTTAGATATTATTATGGAAAATAATACACTTCAAACGAGAGTGATAGATCCTTTAAAAAGGAAACTGTTTCCTTATTTGATGTGCATTACAGTCTTTAACTTTACGCTATTTATTATGGTGGCGTATCTTGTGAATCGTCTTTCGGTGATTCTGTAACAACTTCCATGAGTTCTGTACGTCTACGTAATTCTTTCATGAGATCACCTTTTAGACTTACGAGTCCTTTATCTTTTAAATCCAATATTTCATTCTTACGTTCCTGTACACGTTCTATATCGGCTTTAACAGCTTTTTTTACTCCACGTATTTCGTCAAGTTCTTGTTTAAGTTCTCGTTTTGCGACACCTCCCACGGCATCTTTTAATTTGGTTATAACCTTGTTTTCTTGAATAGCTTTAAATGGTGTAATGGGTTGTATATGCATAATTTCTGGTTTGAAGAATTCATTATCATCTGGGAATTCACGTTCAAATGCATCTATCATTTTTTGGGGTACATTAGGTGATTGTTCAATCAAACGGTCATATTCGGTTCTCATGTTTTCAATCATATTTGTACCGTTTAACGTCCTCTCCGAAAGTGGGAGTGTAAGTTCAAGACGAATCGTTCTCGAAACTTTACCGTATTGTACAGACGCAACACGATGACCTTCCATAAGTTCATTAATTTTAAGAAATTGCATGATCGTTGTAGCAATAGCGGTGATTAGATTCAAACCACCAATAGCCGAGGGTACAAAAGGTTGTATGGAAGGTGGGAATGTTTCTTGTGCAAAGTTAGCAGTACCTGTAACTGTACTTACAATTATGAGTGGTATAGTGAATTTCATACTCAATTTTTTGTATGAACAGTATGCCTGGTAGTGCATATACCTATAACAGGCCGCGGCTTCACCCCAGGACTTTAGTATTTTCTCCTGTTGTGGGTGCCATATCTTCGGAAGTTTCTTTTCTTCGTTCATACTAATAGAGATGAATATTATATTTTTCATTCATTTACTTTTTTTCATAACAATGTTGGTTGTACCATTTATGAAAAATAAACAAAACCTCGAATTTTATTCACTCCTTGTTCCATTCATATTTTTTCATTGGTCGGTCAATGATGATACATGTGCTTTGACCCAGATGGAAATGGCCGTAACAGGGAACAGTAAAGACGAAACATTCTTTGGTCGTGTAATGGGACCTATATATAAAATGGACGACACTGAGGCAAACAATTTCTTAAAATCTATTTTCTTTTTTCTATGGCTACTTGTTCAGTACAGACTTAATAGAATTGATTTAACACCACTGAATGAAATCAAGAAACGGTTTGTTAAATAATGTTGGTATACATAAATGAAGATCAAAAACAAAACGCAACAAAAATTATTACTTATCGCGTTAATGGTACTCATTACCGTAATTGTATATCAAGTGCGTAACCCAATTATAGTTAATAAAAAGGTCCCAGTCGGAGTCCCAGTCGAAGTTCCAGTTCAAATACCAGTTGAAAGAGAATTTAGAAATCCACCAATCAAAGAGTATAAACCGGGGTACGTCCAACAAATGGGCGTTCTCGTAGGATCAGATGAAGAAACGTTACCTTTATACGGAAAAGAAGTTAGGGGAAGACGTGATCAGTACCATTATTACACGACAACACCGGGTGATCAAGTGTATCCACTTCCAGTAACAATTGATAACCGCGATTGTATGGATGATATTGGGTGTCGCGAACTTTATGGAAATGAATCCGTTTCGGTTTTAGGACAAACGGGTTCATTTCAGGCGAAAATGTACAGAACGGATAATTTCTTTTAATTACTCTTCTTTCTTTTCTGGTGCAACGGCTTCGTATACACAATTACCCAGTGTTGACATTTGCGAACTCATACAACAGCACGCGAGACATAAAGCGAGTATAACTTGTGGAGTTTTCGTGTATTGCATAGCAACTCGGGCTGGTTTATATACTACAAAAAAACAACACATGCAACTACATATTGTAGATGTTAAACTCGATGGTCGACATTCAAAAGATGTCATTTATATTTAACAAAGAAAAATATTGTGTAATATAAATGAAGATAGATTTGTTAAAAAATGAAGCAAAACGCATTGGTCTTCGTGTAACCAAAAAAATAAAAGGGAAACGCATTCCTCTGAGTGAAAAAGAACTTAAGATGAAAATTCAAAGACGGCGACAACCAGCTTTGGAAATTCAAGTTCGAAACTCAAAAAAACTTATACGAACGTGTAAATCACTTTTACGAACCGTGGAACCAAATGCTCCACGTGTTCGTCGAGTTTCTCAACCCGTCGCACGTGCACCACCAGTCGCACGTGCACCACCTGTTCCACCTCCACCACCAGTTCCAACTAGAAAAGATCCACGTGCAAATTTAATGACCGCTTTAAAAGCAAACCTTAAACGTCGTGGTCTTAGAGAAAAGATAAATCAAACTTCTTAGATATAATCTTTTTCGCACCTTCGAGTTCTGGGTGACTCCATAAAAGCCATCTCGACCAAAATCCTGCGGTAAAAAAACCTGTTTTTGTCCAGTTTTCTTTATCACTTCGAGACACATCGAGCATATTTTTATGAACCAGTTTAGGATCGGTTTGTTTTTGTACCATATGGGGAACAAACCCACCGTGTCGTGTTACGTATGAACGCATACGTAATGGATTTTTGTGTATTGTATAGTCTGAGTATCCTCTTGCTCCAAAATCAACTATTTTTCCATTTTCAAAAGTAACTCTAAACTTTTTATCAATACGTGGACTTTTTCTTAAACGAACGCGCATATATAATTACTGAATATATTTTTCACCACGTTTTTTGCGTCTATATAACACAATTCCAAGTGTAAGGGATATTAACCAAGCTTGAAATTGTGATATACCATACGGTTCTTCGACCATAAACATTTATACTATATAATTATTGTTTATTTTGTAATTTAGCGAGTGTGTAGTGGTGATATAAATGTATTAAACTTATAATCAAAGAAACGAGAACAGCTGGGTTATATCTCGCCTTCTTGTTAAGAACGATTAATACAACCGAAGAAAGAGCAATAAAAACTGGTAAGCTAAATAACCCGACTTGAACATTTGTCAAACCGAGAAACCTTTTTTCTAATGTGTTAACTTCTGGTGTTTGGGTTGGTGCGTATTTTTCGTATTTAGGATATCCTGGCATTTATTATATATACACAAAAAAATGTGGATTTTCATGATACCAATACTATTGATATTGAACGATTACCTTAAATCGCCTATAGATAGATTGTATTTCCAAACACCTTTACGTCCACTCGTTGGTATACGAAATTCAATCGTAGATTTATTTTTTTATAAACCGCATTACTCAGTAGATGATTTTATAGGACTTTGGCGGGTACAGAAACACTTTTTCGATATAAAAAATGAATACGATACTTTATATAAAAATAAACAAAAGTATTATTTCCATGACCTCGATCCATGGTTTGAATATAATCAAAAATATTATTACTATAAAATACACGATTTCCCAAAACTATACGCATTTTTAAAAACTGTACCATGTGTTAATCATGCCACGATTGCGGTCATGGAAGGAACAATGTCTATACCAGCGCACCGCGCCGAGAGTAATTTACAGTTACGGTACCACTTAACGCTCGAAGGAACAAGTAATCTTACTACAGAGTTTGATATTCATCAACATAAACCCGGTGAAGATGTTCTTTTTGACCACTCGCGATACCATGGTGTTGATAAAACTGATGAACAAAAGCGTGTTGTTCTTATTCTAGATATTAATAGATTCTAAACTAAAGGTGTTTTCGACACACCGCTTTATACATGTCATGATCACCAACAAGTTCGAGTTCATCGTTTTGTACGATACGTTTTGTAAATGGTCCATGTGTTCCATCCATACATTCCATACACATCGCTGATATCTTAAACACTTTATCGGCGAGAGGTACACAATCTATAAGTTCACCAAACTTTCTTTGTTTATAATCCCCATCAAGACCCGCGAGTAAAATAGTTTTACCCGAATCGAGAACTTTTTCCACAAACTTTTTAAGACCGGTGAAAAATTGTGCTTCATCCATAGCTATAACGTCGACATCTGAAAAATCAACTTCATCGAGATTATTGGTTTTTATACAATCGAAACGAACATTATCATGGGTACGTAAAACATCTTCGGAAGCGCGTGTATCTTTTTTGGAATTTATAACGAGAATACGTTTACCTATAACTTTGTACCGTTTTAAACGTCGGATAAGTTCGGACGTTTTTCCTGAAAACATGTTACCCATAATAATCTTAAGACTCATTTCTAATTATACGTTACACTATTTTAAATGGTTTTAAAGAAACAACTCTTATATTAATAAAAACATGGAAACACTTAGAATTAAACGATTAACTCTCGAAGCAACTTTACCGACACGCGCATCGCCTGGATCTGTCGGGTACGATTTGTATAGTATCGAAAACATGACTATCAATGCATGTGAACGTGGTATTGTAAGTACGGGCATTTGTGCAACGATACCACATGGTGTGTATGGTCGTATTGCACCTAGATCAGGTTTAAGTGTAAAACACGGTATTCAAACGGGTGCCGGTGTTATTGATCCGGACTATACGGGTGAATTGAAGGTTATCTTGTTTAATCACGGGAGTGAACCGTTCGAAATTAAACAAGGCGATAGAATCGCCCAACTCATTTTGGAAAAGTGTGAAACACCACTTATTGAGGAAGTTGATGAATTAAAAGAAACAAAACGTGGCGAACGAGGTTTTGGATCTTCGGGTAAGAACTAATTTAGTTACCAAATGCGATACCACCCATACCATTCTTAATCCTGAGAATGTTATAGTTGACCGCATACGCACGAATCATATCAAGGTTTGCATCGGATGGACCATTAATATTTATTCTCGCATTATCGATTCGCGAAAAGTTCAAGGTACCCGTTGGCTGAGATTTGTTCATGGTAAGGCAGAATGGCCATGTATATATTTGTTCCGAATCGACCGTGGTGTTAAGAACCGAACAGTGTCTCGATGGAACAACGTTTCTGTGGTATTCGTGTGTCATATTTTCAAAGAGTGGAACACCGTTAATAAACATAGACGCATCCGTGAAAGTGTATGATGTAGAGGCACCCGATGCTGAATCGTTACCCGCAGCTATGTGAACGGCCTTTACTGGGTGATTAAAGTAGGTCAAATCAATCGACGTATCGGAAGCAGACATTGGTTGGTGTTGTGTTTGTGTAATGAGAAGTTCGTGTTCACCATTTGCAAAGAATTCACGTTCGTCTGTGTCGACAAACACGTACGAACCGTATACTCTTGGTCTATCAGTACCTAAATCAAATGTACCGTTTCTACACTTAATTCTGATTTCAACTTCGTGATATTGAAGACCGACAAGTGGTAAAGATTTCGTCCAATCTTCACTGAAAAAGAATGGGATTATGTAACTACCGGTAGAAACATTATCACCTCCGTCTTGGGTTGTCGCGGCACATGTCGCTTTTGCCGAAGATTCATTGTATAACGTATTGTGTACTGTATTAATAAAAAGTGTATCCAATTTTGTAACTTCCTGACCACCAATCCACAAAGAGAATTCAGTTGGTGAAGTTTCATCTGATGTCGCATTCGCGGATTTAAAAATAGAATCGTCGTGGTTATTATTATTAATATTGGCATTTTCAATCCACACGTAACTCAAAAGATCACCTTTCGATCTGATAGGGATGGAAACTTCGTTTCCCGAACCAAACGTCCCGATATAATCCATACGTTCTGGTTTTATCGAAAAGTTTGTATGACGTTTATAGTTTTGTCTAAAAAAAGAGACTTGAGGATCGCCTGTGATATAGACGTCCTGGGCACCGACTGAGACGAGATCAATCAAAGCAGCTGACATATTTACTACTATACTATATTAAAAAAATCGGGCGTTAACGTAATAAGATAAAAATGGTCGTGTTTCAAGTATTGACCTGGGAAACACAAGACACGGAAGACGAACACTTGATTAGTATTTTTGGTAAAACAAATGAAGGTAAGTCTGTATGTGTTACGACCAGTTTTACACCATACTTCTTCGTAAAACTTCCGAAGAAAACATCACAAATGGATATTCGTAATTTATATACAAAGATTGATAAGTTATGCCCTGAATGTTTGATAAGTTATGATATCGTTCAATCTAAAGATGTCTGGGGTTTTCAAAATAATGAAAAATTTATTTTTATGCAATTAAACTTTAAGAACCTCGCGGCACGACGTATGGTAAATGGGCGATTAAAACGTACATTACCCGATGAAGCCGTGAAATATAAAGTATACGAATCAAACTTAGATCCTGTTCTGAGGTTGATGCACCGAACTAATATTCAATCTACTGGGTGGATGGATTCAGGAGATACGTGTGTACGTTCACACTTAGCACGGGTTAATATAGACCTATTCTGTAACGACTGGAAAACACTAAAACCAGTTGATATTCCAGAGACTGCACCTTTTGTAGTTGCGTCCGTGGATATTGAATGTAATAGTTCAACGGGTAAGTTTCCTGATGCAGATGTAAAAGGTGATGCATGTTTCCAGATTGCCGTATCACTTACACACTTTGGTTCTGACGTACCGTATGATAAAACATGTTTTTGTTATAAAAAAACAGATTCAGAATTAGACGGGTGTATAATTAAGAGTTACGAGACTGAACGTGAAATGCTTATGGCATTCAAGGAGTATCTTATGGAAAAGGACATTGATATCATAACAGGTTGGAACATATTCGGCTTTGATTTAGAATATATAATGAAACGTGCGGTCATGACGGGGTGTGATCAGACATTCTATGAAATGAGTAAAATGAAAAATCATTCATGTGAACTTGTGTATAAGAAGTTGTCTTCGAGTGCACTTGGTGACAATGATCTCAAGATTTTACCGATGCCTGGACGGTTTATTTTCGATCTATTTCATGAAGTTAAA